TAATTACCAATATACCGCCGCCGTGATTATTATATAAAAAATCGATTGCATCTTGAAATGCCTGTGATGATGATTGCGCGCCGGTATTGTCTGCGCCAAACTTTACCACATCGGCAAAAAAAGCAATACCGGATATTGTATTTAAAAAACTTTGCTTCAATTTTATTATTTCCAAAAAGCCCGGAATCAACACTTGTTTTTCAAATTGTTGCCCTTCAAAAGTGCCGGCGATATTAATTTTTGTGCCTATTACGCCGTTATTTTTCACTTCCAACTGGTTTTGCGCGTTTAATCCGATTGTAATATCATCCGGCGGATTGCCGGCATTTTGATTTATATAATTAATCACATCTTGCGCCAGCTTTGGCAACGTTACGGCACCGTCGTAAATGCTGCCGGTGTTGATATAGTCAACTATCACGCCGCCGGCATTGGCATCGCCGATAAACAATTTGCCGTCTTCTTCTATCGTCAATTTTTGTGCGTCGATCACGCCGTTTGCAATCTTTGCGCCGGTGATGCCGCCGTCTTTCACTTCCAATTGGTTTTGCGCGTTAATGATAATCGTTATGCCGTCTGGATTAATCCCGCCGGCGGCGATGCTGTCGATAAATGATTGCTTTATGCGGTAAATTGTGCCGTTGCGCTCAAATTGCACCGTATCAAACGCCGCCGGATCGATGTGCTGCCCGCCCACGGCGTTATTGGCGATTTTGTCGCCGGTAATATCGCCAATCGGCACGGGATGCCGATAATTGCTAACTTTTATTGCCCAATTGCCATTTTTTTGCGCGTCTAACTCAATATTGTAAATGCCGCCCGGCACCGCATTTGCGTAATAAAGCCCCGGATTATTCACATCCTCAACCAAGTTATATGTTGCGCTGTTTTCGGTATTTACGGCGCGCACATAGTTAGAAAAACCAGTTAAAACCTGATTATTAAAATTGTCAAAAACGGTCAATTGCAATTTGTAATCCATTTAAAAATCCCTTTAAATAATTAAACTTATATCTTCGATTTGCGGCACCGCACCGCCGCCGGAAAGTGTTGTATATTGCGCAAATTCGCTTTTTGGTATCGAAAATGTAATACGTATTTCGGTTAATGATTGCCCGTTGCGCGTCATTAGTGCGTCGTATTGCACCGCATAAAATCGATAGCCTAAATTAATTGTATCGGTAATGCCATCAAACCGGATGCGAAAAAACCATTTTTCTGCACTCAAAAACGCATTGTGCAAATCAAACGTTGCGGCGCGCACATCAATAAAATATCCGATCACGCTTTTTAACCCGGAACGATCCTCATCTAAATAAGGCTTTACAATATATGCGGCACCGGCTGCCGGTCGCAATTGCCCAACGTCGCTGTAAAATCCGTTTTCAGATTGTGAAAATTGCAAATAACCTTTCATGCCGTCACTCCGCAACGCTGTTGATTAATGTTATACTGCCGCCGCGATATTTCGCATTTACACGTTTCACAATAACGTTATATGTTGTGCCATTATAAATAAATTGCGGTAATTCCTCTTTGTAAAGTTCCGCCAAATAGTCTTGCTCCGCCTCGGTTAATACGCCGAATCGCACATTAAATATTTTGCGTGCGGTTAATATCACCCGCACAAGTTCATCATTTGCATTAACAAAAGTGTAATCTTCTGTTTCGTATTCCGGTTCCACATAAACCGCATTGAAATTTTGCGCGGTTGCCGTTGCGTTTTTTTTGAAACTAACCGTGATCATGGCGCACCTGTGTAATCGGTTTCAAGTGTGTAATTATATACGCCGTTTTGATATTTTTTGCTCAACGCACGCCCAATTGGCGCGCCGTTATATGTCAGCATTTTGCCGACTTGCAAATCTTCACGCGTGATTAATTTATTGCGGTTGTAATACAACGTGCCGCCGGCTCCGCGCGTCGGTAAAATAATGCTTTGAAAGTTATAATTTAAAGTGCCGGTGCCGCGATAATCGCCTGCGGAAGGCTGCCAGCCGATGCGCTCGGCACTGTAAACGGTTGAATCATATTCAATATCAATCAGCAATGCCGGATCAATTGCAAAATTTTGCAGTGAATAAATGTATAGAATGCCGTCCAGGATGTAAAAGCCCATCGAAAAGCCCGCCCACAAATAAACGCCCAGGTCATACAGCGCATCATTGGTCGGTGTGTTTGCCGGATATGTCCAGCCGTTGTAAACCGTTTGATTTATCAGCGTTTGCGCTTCGCTGCCGATGCCTTGCACATCGTCAATATCGCTATAAATTGTGAACAATTGTTTAATTGTGCCGATAAAATTATTTACGTTGATAAACTTTTGTAAAATTAAAAATAGTTCGCTGCGCAATGTGATGCCTTCAAAGGGATTGCGCAAGCTGTAACGGCGTGCGATAACTTGCCCTTTAAACAATGTTTGCCCGCCCTGATAAACCCAAACCCAATCATATTTTTGCGGCGTATAGCCGGGATATTTTGCGCGGTTAAATTTTAACTCCGCCGGATTTACTTTTAAAAATCCAAATTCATCGCTTTGCATTTCAACGCCAAAACTAACGTTGCCAACCATTGCCGGCGTAAAATCGTATTGCGTGCCGTCTGTCCAGTTTTCAATAATTACCTGCATTTATTGTATTCCCGTTTGCAGTGAAACAAGCCTATCAATCGCCGCTTTTAGGTCGCTGCCTTCGCCGGTTAATTGCCCGGTAATTCTCAATTGTGATTTTTCAATTCCGGCAATAATAGCATCTTCTACTGCTGCCGCCAAAACCTGCGAATCAATGCCGAAATTGTCATTAATTACGGTTGTTGCCGTGCTGCTATTTGCAACGTTTGTTACTAATCCCCCGCTTGCAAATTTCGGTATTTGCGTTTTTGTCAACCGGCGTTGTGAAATCGCTTGCAATAGCGGTAAAAATTCTTTTGTCGCTTGCCGATCAACGATATATTCACCGATTTGCACCGCAACAATGCCGCTTTCGCCCGGCGGCGTTAAATATCTGTCGCGGTAAATTTCCCTTTCGGTCAAATATCCGCCTTTTGCCTTGCCCGGTATTTGATACGATTGCCGGCGGATATTTTCAATTTGCGCAAATCCCAACGCGATTGTCGCGGCGGCGGCAAATCCGCCAAACGGTGGCGGATAAGCTGCCAATGCTTTTGTGGCTCCCTCGTATGTATTTACAATTGCTTGCGCAATTGATGCAGCTTTGCCGATCTCAAATAATGCCCGGCTTTGCCCCTGAAATGCAGTAAAAAATTGCGCTAACAAATTAATTGATGCTTCCGCACCGGCTTTCATTAGTTCGGTGCGTTGCTCTTGAAAATTTTTCTCTAATATCAATTTTTTTTCTGCGGCGGTTTTATATGCTTCGCTTTCTTTGCCGAATGTTTTTTCCGCATACTGCAATTGCTCATCCAGCAATTGCCGGCGAAATTCAAATTGCGTTTCCAGGTCGGCAAATCCTAATTCGCTAAACTCCAATTCCACTTCCCGGATTGCTTCTAATTCTTCAACTTTGCGTTGCACCGCGCTTTCGGTTGTGTCGCGCACGCTTAAATCTAACGTTTCAATTTTGCGCGATTCGGTAACATTTTTTTCTGTGTTTTCCTGTGTCGTTGTGGTGCTGGTTGTGGTGCTGGTTGTGCCCCCGGTTGTGGTGCGTTGCACATTTTCCGCTTTTGTTTTTACGCCGTCAATTTGCGATTGCAATTTTTGCAGCAATTCAAATTGCGATTCCAACGCCTTTTTGGCTTCGTTTAATCTTTGTTGCTGCGCCGCCAAATCCTCTTGCAATGCCTGTTGCGTTGCCGCGCGCACGCGCCGCCCGTTTTCGTCTAATTCTTTATACACAATGCCAAACTGATCGCGGATTGTGCGCCCAAATTTTTCTGTCGCTTTTACGTCGTCTTGCACTTCCGCAAGTTCGGATTGCAATTGCTCCAGCTTTTCAAGTTCGGCATTATACCGTTGTTGTGCGGCAACCGCTTTTTCGGTTTGTTCCGTCAATTTATCTTGCAAGGCTAATTGCCGCACGCGGCGTTCTAATTCCCGGTTCACATCATTTATTGCGGCATAAAGTTCGTTGTTTGTCGCCGTTTCAAGATTGATATTTTTTAAATAATCGGGATATTTTTCATTCAACTCTTTGATAATATCACGCCGGCGCGCTTGCTCATCGTTGGTCAATTTTGCTTTTGCATTATAGCCGATTAGCGCCCGCGTTAATTTTTCAAACTCCCCTTTATTTTTTATCATTTCGGCGGTTGCATCGTCTGTATTGTCGGCAAATAATGCGTAAGCGGATGCCGTTGCACCCAATAACGCAATTAGCGCGCCGATGCCGGTTGATGCGGTTAAACCCAATATGCCAACACGGATCGCTCCTAATACCGCCGGCACGCGCACGGCAATTGCCAAAAATGCGGTTGTCGCAATTGCGGTATTGCGCAACCCCTCATCCATGTTTGCAAAACCGCGCGCAACCGGCGTTACAACGTTTAAAATCGGCAATAAAAAATCATTTAAAATTTGCCCAAATGCTGCCTGCAATGCCGTTGCGCTGCTTCGCAATTGCTCTTGCTGCCCGGCGGCGCTTTCCAAAAATTTGCTATATTCGCCGCTCACTTTTGCGCCGTCTGCAAAAATGCGGTTAATGATCGCTTGCTTTTTCTCCATGTCGTTCATTTTTGCAACCGATTTTCCAAGCTGTTCGGCATATTCGGCATATAAATCGGAAGGATTTAAACCGCTAAACAATGCTTCCGTGCCTTCATCTACCCCCTTAATTGCCTGTTCAAAGCGCAATAATGCTTCCGATGCGGTTAAACCTTGCGCGGCGGCAATATCAAACAGATTTTTTAAAACGGCTTCCGTCTGCGATATGTCGCCGGCGGCTTTGGTCAATTTGTTAGCTGATACCACAAATTCATTGGCTTGCTGTGTGGTTAATTGAAATTGCTCTTTGATTGTCACGCTAATGTTGCGCAAAAATTCCAAAGATGTGCCGGTAAGTTTTGCCGCGGCTTCCAGCTTTCGCACTGATTTATCTTGCTCCAAAAATGCGGCATTTGCCGCCGCAACCGGTTGTTGCAATAGCTGGTAAACAGATCGCACGCCGTTGATCGCAAGCCCTAATTGCGCGGCGGTTTGTGCAAAGCCGGAAACATCAAACTTTGCGCGCATCGGCGTTTCTGCCTCTTTGCGCAATTCGCCAACTTCTTTGTCGATGCGCTCTAATTCCGCCCGCATCCGCTTTGCGTCTAATGTCAAAATATATTTCAGTTCATCAACGGTAATTGCCATTTTGCGCCCTTAAATTGTAATATGCAAGCGCGTAAACTTGCGATACCTTTAATTGCTCATATATCATCAAATTTTTTGCGTCACCGGCTGCCAATACCGCTTCAAACGTGCGCAAATTTGCCAGCTTGCTAATTTCAATTGCTTCGTCGTTGCCCATCCAGGCGTGCAATTCATCTGTTAAATTTTCGGTGCTGGCTGCTGGTGCAACATCTCGATTAAATTGTTTAGCCAATTTTTTAATTGATTCACCAACCACTGATTCAATAAAAAAAAATCATCAATGATTTGCTTTGTTTCGCTGTTGCTTAATTTTTCAAATGAAATTGGCTGCCATTTTCCGGTTGTCAAAAACTTTGCGCCGGCGCGCAAAAAGTTTGCGTAATACCAAAAATCTTTTTTAGGCTTTAATATGATATGCAAAAATTGATGCAATATCTCGTATTTTACTAATAACGTTAATGCGTTGCCGATTGTCAATTGCTCATCGCCGCCGAATCGATCACTTGCATTTTTTATCATTTCAAAAATTTGTTTGTCTGCTTTAAGTGTCAATTCTTCTTGATAATATGTGACCCAGCCAATTTTGTAATAATATTTCATTTGATCGCTCCCACGTTTTTAAATCCTTGCCGGTGACGATACCGGCAAGGATGTTTTTTTTTGCATCATTAGGATGTCGGGATTGCAAACATTTCGGTAATCGCTGCCTTTGAAGGTGCGTTTTTCTTTGTAAATTCACACCGGATCACATCAGCACCTTGCCCGCCCAGGTCATTAAAAAAGTTTGCAATTGAGTCTTTGACGATAAACGCGCGGTTCACGGTTTCGTCTAAAAACAGAAAATCCAACGCCTGCCCGTCAAGTCCATTATATTCTGCAATTTCCGCCGAACCGGTTTGTAGCAAATCAAATTTGCCATCCAGGTTGTAACCAAGTGTTAATTCGCTGCCGCTGTCTAATTCTTCAACGTCGCCTTTGGTAATGCTCACTTCCAAAGTATTGCGGCGGATATAGCCAAACTCGGTAAAGCTGGTTTTTAAGGTGTTCCAATCCGTGGTTGTCGCCGGCACGCTAAATGCCGCGGTATTGCGATACATTACGCGGTAATTGCCGCGCTTTATATCGGTTGTTTGCCGTGTTGCCATTTTCTTGCTCCTTTATTTTTGTTTAAAACATGGTTTAATATTTTCCGGCAATTGATCGTATAGATCGCCGGTAATTTCATCGCCAAATTTTATTTCGGTGCCATTTACGGCGATTGATACATAACCGACTTGCACAAATTTTCGCGCGGTTTTTGCCGGTTTTTCCGGCGTTTTTGATACGTCTTTTTCTTTCATAATTGCCAACGCTCCGAATAATATATTATTGCAATTGTGATTGTGGCTTTAACATATATCCGCTCCGCTTTTTCCTGATCAATATCAACGCTAATCAAACGTGCGCCGGTGATGCCGTTTTTAAATTCAATTTGCCGGATGCCGTCAAGTATCGTTTGCACGGTATCGCGCACCGCAATAACGGCGTTATCGCCGTGCGTTTCATAATCAACTTCAATCATCAACGTGCGCAAATTTTCATCTTCATCGTTGATTTCGTTGCTAATGTCGCGCACGTTAATTGCTTCCGCTTCTGATTCATGCATCGGCGTTTCGCGCCACAAATGCACCTTTCCCGGCTTTACCGCGTCCAGGTTAAATAATAGATCAACGATAATTGATTGCCAGGTCGTCATTTTGTTGCATCCTTCGTTAATAATATGCGCTTCACGCCGTGCAAATCCGGCTGCAAATCGAAAACGTAAAACGTTTCACCATCGATCACAAATTGCGAATCGGTTTGCACGTTTGCGGCTTCGGCTGTGCGCAATAATATCTGCGGCGTTTCACTGCTTATTTCGATGCCGGTTGAAAATCCCCGGTTGTCAAATAATATTTCATACTCCGTATCATAAAACGCGCGCAAAGTTTCATTTATGCCGTTTCCGGCGTTGATGTGCTGCACATCAACCGCTAACGGCGAATTGAATATTGCGTCCAGGTCAGCCAAAAAATTTTGCGGTATGCTTGCCATTTATTTTTTCTTGCTTTTGTTTTGCCCTGCCGGATCAACCGGATCAACCGGATCAACCGGCGTTTCGCTATTTGCCGCACTCACAAATTGCGCTTTATTGTTTGCTACCATTTCCGCGGCGAAATGGTAAGGCACATTTTCCAGCACCTGCCCCGCCTTAACGGTTTCGCCGTCGTATAAAAAATTGCGCAAAACTTTGATATTTACGGTTTTTGCTGCCATTTTTCTTGCTCCTTATTTTTTGATTTTTTTTAGCCAACCATTGGCGGCATTTTTCCCAAAATGCCGCCGCCGGTTGTCGTCCGTGTGAGCGATTAATTTTAAGTAATAGACGTTGCCGCGCTAAATGCCGCCGCATGTCTGATGCCCACGTCTGCACTTTGGAAAGAATCAATAATTACATTGCCTTTGCCGCTTTCGGCGTAAGGATTGACTAAAATGTCAAGCCCGCCCCACATCGCCAACACAACTTGCGAAAACGCACCGAAAATCAACGTTGCCGCCGGCACTTGGTTGGATACTTCGCCCGGATAGCCGTTGACTTCGTTGCCTTCCCATAGAAAAATGCCGCTGCCAGCATCTTTTTTGCGCGTTTTCAGCAAACCGCGCACGGCGGCGTTGGTTAAATAATACATCGATTCAAGATCATCGGCGTTTGATGCGGCAACATCTGTTTCCAGTTCCACAACGCCCGCCCAATCCAAACCGGTGCCGGTTACACTGCCGATGCCCGGCGTATTAAGGATGCCAACCGGATTGTTACTTAATCCGTCGCCGTTGATTGCCGCCAGGTCTAACCCAAGTGCCAGCTGCCGCGTTAAATCGTTCATAATAATGCCTTCAATCTGCGGATCAGATTGCAAGATCATTTGCCGCGTCATGCGCGTGCGCGCGGAAATGGTTTTTGGCGACAAAGCCAGGTTGCCAAATGTTTGATCTGATAATGCGACTTCGGCATCTTCACCGATCCACGCGGCGGTTGCTGCGCCGGTTTGCTTCGGGATGCTCACATTGCCGCGCAATCCTGTGAGCGTGAGCGCACCTAATCGCGTAATAACAGCTTTATTGCGCAATAGTTCGATAAAATTTGATGCCAAATGCTCAGTGCCAACCAAATTTCCGCCGCTACCCCCTACGCTAACCGTGCGCTGTTGGATTTGGCGAAATTTATCAATATTCAGCAACACATCATGCGGCACCATTGTGCCTTTCGGCTCAACGCCAAGTTTTTTTGCCAGCGCGCGCGATGCTTCCAATTCCAACCCTGCTTTGCTCCAATCGCCGGTGATTTGTGCCTGAATCACGCGCAAAAGTGAATAACGTTCAATTTCTTTTTTGGTCATGCCAATTTCGCTGCTGGTTGTATCAATGCTTTTTTCAGATTTCAGCTTTTGCAATACGGATTTGCGGAAATGGTCAACTTCCCAGCCTTTGCGCACGGCTTCTTGCGCTTCGCTTTGCATATTAAATTGCTCACCGATTGCAAAAATTTCTGCAACGCGTGCGGCTTCTTTTTCCCGAAAATTGCGCTCCAATTCGCTTTCGTTAATTTCCGGTTTCTCCGGCGCGGTGACGGTAACGTCTGCGCCCGGTGCTTGCATTGTGCGTTTTTCGTCGCTCATGCTTTCGCTCCTTTCGTTTGTAGTTAAATCAATGACTTTTGCATCATATTTTTTATTCGCATCGCGCCCAATACCAACGGTGACGTCCGCCGGTATGCTCACAATGCTTATTTCCAACGGCTCCCAATCGGTCACGCGGTAAGTATCGCCGGCATCGCTTTTTTTCTCTAAAATGACTTCGTGAATGCGATACCCAACGCTAACAAGCGTGCGGATGCCGTCTAAAACGTCTTGCCAAATTTCCTGTGCTTTTGCGGATTGAGAAAACCGCACCACGGCACGCCCTTTATTATCCGCCCCAATCTCCGCACGCTCAACAACGCCAATTTGTTGAGTGCGGTCATGGTCTAATAATAACGGTGCCTTTCCTTGCAATCTCCCCAAACGCACGCTTCCCGGTTTGTGGTCTAATATTTCAAAGCCAAAATATCTTTCAACCGGCGTTTCGGATGAAAAAGATAAATCAACCGTTCGTTTCTCTTTGTCTATTTCTCTAATTTCAAATTCCCTAAATAGCATCGGCAATTTCATTTTTTAATCTCCCTTTATAGTGCCTGATATATTTATGCCTAATTTTTCCGCCTGCATTTTTTCCCGCGCAAGCTGCTGCAATGTTTCGTCAAAATCTTTGCCCAATTCGGCGGCAATATCCGCCCGCGTTTCTAATCCAAGTGCAATTGCTATTTCGCGCGCTCTAATATCTTTTTCGGGATCAACCCACTGCCAGCCCCGCGGCTGAAATTTCACTGCGGAAAATTTTTTATATTTTGCAAGCGGTAAATTTATTGCGTTTGTTAGTAAAGCCATACGCAACCAATCTTTGAAAATGTCAATTAAAAAATGCTCAATCATAAAACTTTGCAAATCGCGCCAGGCATCTCGCACATCTATTTCGCCGCCGCGCAAACTGCTGTAATTTGCTTCGCTCAAATCATTTGCAAGGTAATGATATGACACATTTAACCCGCTTGCGATGCCGCGCAATAACGCTTTGACAAATGCATCAAATGCGGTTGTCGGATGCTGCGGATCGAATGCATCAACGCGCATCCCCGCCGGCAAATACTCAAATACGCCCGGTTCAACTTCCATCACGGTGTTGCCGTCTTCTGTGTCGTCGCCGGTATATTCATCACCTTTTTCGCTTGTAATAAAGCCCATTTTTGCGGCACCGATGCGCGCGGCAACCAATTCGGCTTCCTCATACGCACCCAGCATTTGCAACCGCGTTAATGCCGCGTGCATCCACGGCACGCCGCGCGATTGTGAAATGCGCTCTTGCAAAAATATATGCAAAATTTCATCCGCCGGGATGCGGATGCGGTCATTGTATTGCGCGGTAAATAATGCATCGCCCGGATGATGTTCAAAAATCCAATAAGCCACTGGTTTATTGTATTGATCAAACTCAACGCCCATTTTAACGCGGTTGCCGTTGCGCAATACGTCATTATAATTTTCATCCAGGTGATCGGCTTCGATTAATTGCAAAGCAAATCCCCAAGCGTTGTCATATCCGCGCACCTTACGGATCAATACTTCGCCATCGCGCGCAACGCTGCTGATCACTAATTTTTGAATATCGCGGAAACTATATTTGCCGGTTACGTCACAATTGCCGCGCTGAATCCATTCCGCCCAACTTTCTTCAATGCGCCGGCGTGCAACTTCATCCGCTTCGCCGCGCTCATTTTTAACCTGCGATTGCATCATAATGCCATTTTTGCCCACAACGTTTGTTTCAACCATGCGCAAAAACTTTTTGGCATAATCGTTATTGATTGCCATATCGCGCGATCTTGCCCGCAATGCGCGCAAATTTGTGCGCAATTCATTATCTGCACTTTGCGGCATTGTCGTCCAGGTCGCAAACAAACGCCCGGTATTTGCGCCGGCATAATTGCGGTGCGCTTTTGTTTCCGGCTGCGCTTTTTCGCGCGGCAAATAACCGAAAAATTTTAGCAAATTAAGCATTGCGCCCATTACATAAACCTAACTTTGATTTTGCGCGGATTGCCTTCACCGCCGGCAATTTTCGCCGCCGCTTTTTGGTTGTCGCATTCGGTTTTTAACACATCACGCAACCGCAATAAATTGCGCATATCGTCTTTTTTTACCGTGCGCCCGGCAATGGTATATTCGACAATATCAGATTGCGCCCGGTTAATGATCAGTTCGTTTATTTTTTTTAATTCTTCGCAAGGATCAAAGTCATTTTCGCAACTCATTTTATGCCTCTATATTGTTTTTAAATCCTCGATTGTAATTAGTGCTTCATCAATTAGCGTTAAATCGGTGCCGTAATTGCTATCATAAACGGCTTTAATCTGCAAAATGCGGTGCGCACCGTCTGTATACTTTAAATCGTCGCCGGTTAAAACAATTTTAACGCTTTGCGCCGGCGTGATACTCACGTTTTGCCGATTATTGATAACGTTTTTTTGCTTATCAAATAACGTCCAGCTAACCGATTTCGGCGTGATCGGTGCATTGTCAATGTCGCAAAAGTCACATTGCACCACGCACGTGCTTTGTTCTGCAACTGTATTTTTCAAAATTTGCATTATGATTATGCCGGATCGTTTATTTCGTAATCAAATGCTTGCAAGTTAATTGTGTTGCCGCTGGTTACAACTTGAGAATTGCACGTTGTAACCACTTTAACGGCTGAATTGACGCTATCACATAAAGCAATGTGCGTTGCCGTTCCGGTATTGGTTACGGTGATACCGGATTGCGCGGCAACCGTCAATTTACGCCCGGATGTGTCGCCGTTGGCAATTGTGTAATCGCCGTTGCCGTCGCCGGTTGTCAAGTCAACCGATGCAAGTAAATATGTGCTGCTTGCCTCGGTATAATTTGCCGGTTCAGCGCTGCAAATAAATAATTTGTTTGCGTTGTCGGCAATGTCTTTTAGTGCCGCATCCAGCACCGCATCAAAAACCACTTTACCCATTTTATTGCTCCTTTTTTAGGTTAATTTTTGCCGGTTTTAAATCAATTTTTATTTTTGCCGGTTTGATTGTCGTTGTGTTCCCCGGCGTTTTCAATGCCGGAAAAATCTTTGGGATTAAATTTATCGCCTTCAATACCGGTATCAATAACGACAAATGCATTTTGGCGATAGTGTTAATGATGTTGTCGCTTAAAATTGCGCTATCAATGCCGGTTGCACTTAATAAATTATGCAATGCGATTAAATGCGATTGCTCATATAAGGCATCATCCAACGCCGTGCTGCTTTGCAAGGCATCCGCAATAAGCGCGTGAATCTGTGCCAGGCTGCCGGCATCCAACGCCGCACCGGATTGCAAGGCATCCGCAATAAGCGCGTGAATCTGTGCCAGGCTGCCGGCATCCAACGCCGCACCGGATTGCAGCGCATCCGCAATAAGTGCGTGAATCTGTGCCAGGCTGCCGGCATCCAACGCCGTGCCGGATTGCGCGCGGTGAATAATAATGCTATATATTTGCGATATTGTGCCGGATGCCAAATTTGTCGCACTGGTAAGCGAATCAATAATTAGGTTGATAATAGTTTGCGCCGGTTTCACGGACAGTAAAATTGCCGTCCAATCGTGCGCGCTGCTGATTGTGCCGGAAATGGTATAATTGCCGGCGGTATTTGCTTCTTTGTATGCTGCGTTTGTTGAAACAATGCTTCCGCCGCTTCCCGCACTGTTCATTTCGACAATTACATTGTGCCCCGCATCAAATGAAAACGTGCGGTTGCGGCAGCCGATAAAACCTAATGCCCAGGCATTGGCGGTTTGCACGGTAATGGATTCGGTTACAATTGCCGAATCGGGATCGGGCCCGGCATTTGTAACGGTCGATTCAATTGCATTTGCGCCATTGCCGCCGGTATCGGTGCCGGATAATCTAATTGCAGTTGCCGATATTGGTAAACTGTTACCGGTTGCGGTAATGGTAATTGCCCCGCTTTGCGGTGATGCCGGTTGTGCCCTATAAACCCACGTTTTAAATTGATTTTGTATATTTACAACGGATGCAACCAAATCCCACGTTGCGCCGTTTCCGCTCAATGCCGGCGTGATTGCATTATCGCGCGCGTTGATAAATACCAACAAAAGATCATTTGCCGCCGGTGTCCAGGTCGGCATTGTCAAATTTCCGGTATCGGTGCCCGCATTAATTGTTTGTTCTAATGCAATCGCCATTTGTGCCCTTTTTACTTTATAAGAAAATAAACGAAACAGATTGTGGCATTTTCAAGATGCCTAAATATTATAATTGCGCTTTTTTAAATATTCGATCAATGCGTTTTCGATATGCCGCGACAAATAAGTGTCGGTTTCGCGCGCAAGGCTTTGCATTTTTCCCAATATGCTTTCGCGCACGGTCACATTTGGTAAATGGATGCACGGATCAATCGCGCGCGGTCTGCCGCGTGGTCTTTTTTTACGCTTCATGCTTTACCCCTTCCATTTGTTAATCCAATTGCGCTTTGCCGGTTTTTTCGGCGGTGTTTCGGTTTTTTTGATTTCAACCTGCTGCAATTCATCCGCAATCTTTTTTAGCGATTCCGCTATTTTGTCAAATTGCGGATTTAGTATTCGTAATGCTGCAAGTGCATAAACGCGGCAATCTAACATTTCATTTCGTTCGCGTATTTTTACCCATACCCGGTAAGGGAATCCGCGTTGGTATTTTGTTTGCGCTTTTTCGGCTGTAAGCTGTTTAAAATATTCCTCATCATTTATTTTTTTGTTAAAATGCATATAGCCCGCGCCGGGATCGTCAATTTTTAACCGTGCAAAAATGATTTCTTTTGCGGTATCGGTGCCGATTGTAAATAATTTTACCCGCCCTTTATTGCTTTTTGACGGTCGATTGATGATTGGTTGCCCGGCGGTGCTGCTGCCTTTTATTGCAAATATTCTGCGGTGATCTTTGCCTTTTACAAATTTATAAACTTGATCAGTATGGTGCCCGCCTGAATCGATGCAAGTGCAGCTAATTTTTAAATTTATGCCGGATTCATGCCGGTAAACTTTTTGCAATCGTTTGTCTAAATCGTCCCATACATGCGACTCCGCCGGATTGCCGTGTATTGTGATCAAGTCAACGCTCCAGGATTCCTCACCAACGCCCCAGGCAACGACTTCGCCTTCAATTCGATCATTTTGCACATCTATTCCGGCGGTTAAAACTAAACCGCCATGCGGCACCTGTTCGGGATAAATTTCGCACCGGTTTAATAGTTCATTATCATCTACTTTTTCCGCCTCATCTTCCCACGGTTCCCCTAACGATAGATTTACAAACGTTTTTAACCTTTCGGGATTGCCTTTAGCATTTAAAAAATTTTCAACCATATCGGATAATGATACCCACGGTGAATAAAGTTCGCTAATGTGAAAGCCGGCAATTTTTTTCACTTCCGGTTTTGTCGCTTGCCATTTGCCATTTCGCACGGCGGCATGGCGTTGCGCGTCCGTCCAATGCGCGCCGCAATATTCGCATTTATAATATGCTGTTTCCGGCAAATGCTTTCCGGTGTGGTCTTTTTCCCATTGCACATTTGCCCAAAATAAACGCTGATATTTTTTGCAGTTATGGCACGGCACGTAATAATATCTTTGATCTGATTCATTAAATGCCGCTTCAATTCGCGATAATCCTTTGATTGTCGGTGTGCTGATTAATACGTGCAACCGATTCCAAAACGTTGTTGATCGTTTAATTGCAAGCGATACGGGATCACCTTCAGCCCCGGCGGATGCCGGATAACGGTCTATTTCGTCAAGTAACACAATACGAATTGGACGCGATGCCAGCGATGCCGGCGAATTTGCGCCCGCAATAGTAATATGACCGCCCGGAAATTTTTTGTGCAAAATTGTATTGCTGCTATCTTTTGCGCGCGGTGATTTGACTTTTTCGCGCAAGGCTGGTGTGTCGCGGATCATGGTTGCGAATCGGTCTTTGCTATATGCCTGCGCCATGTCTATTGTTGGCTGGATAAGCAATATTGGTGAAGGATCGTTGTCAATGTAATATCCGGCGATATTATTAATTATTTCCGTTTTCCCAACTTGCGATGATGATATAAATACAATTACTTCAATATCGGGATCATTTACCGCATTCATTATGCCGCGCTGATATTCGGCACGCGATGTGCGCCACTTTCCCTGCTCCGCGCTCGATTCCGGCGAAAGTTCGCGGTTTTGGTCTGCCCAATCGCTAACGGTTAATTTCGGCGGCGGCATCCATGCATTAAAAATTTTATTTATTACCTGCGTTGATAGCATTGCCCATTTTTGCCAATTCTTCTAATGCTTCATATATTGCTTCATCCATTATTTTTTTTGCCTTTTTCGGCGATTCGATTGCAACCATTTCCGGCGCAATTTTCGCCGGTATTGCCAACAACTTGCTTTTAACTGTTATAATAATTTTTTCGCAAGTTTCAATCACATCGCTGACTTTTACCAATTCGCCGCGGCGCTCTAAATAGTCAAGTTCCGCCATTTTCGCGCGGTATGATTCTGTTGCTTTCCGTGCTTCCGTTAGCGTTTCAAAATCGGCATCGGCAATTTTCAGTTCGTCATTGTCTGAAATGTTTTTATCTAATTGCCGCCCAAAATCAATAATTTTTAAGGCTGCATCATAATCAATTTTTTTGTCTGATTTGCGGCGCTTTATTTTCCCGGCTGATATTAGTGCATACACTCTTTGCCGCGATACCCCAACGCGGCGCGCAAGTTCTGCACCTGTCACCCATTCCTTTTTTTGTTTCATCGCTCACTTTGACAACCCTTTTTGTTTTTTTGTGTCTGCCTATTTTTCGCGCTCCCGCGCACCCGTGATTTATCCCCCAGTAAGGACCCGCAAAAATTCTTTTACTTTTTTATATAATATTGCAATTCTCTTTTGTGTATTGCTGCAAGTTCGTTTTTAATCAAATTTTGCAATGCTTTTTCGCCTTCACGTTCAAACATTTCGGCAACTGATAAAGTAAATAGTTTTTTGATTGGAAAACGTTTTTTGCCAACTCTTTTAAAGATATTTGTTTTGTTGCGCACGTCTGCCATAAATGCACCTTTTACAAGTTTCGGCGGTTCCTTGCGCTTTATTTTTACCTTTACGCCAAATCGTTTGTTAATTTTCACCCGGCGCGGTGAAAATTTAGTTAATGATGTGCGCCGTGTTTTTAGCGACAAAATTGCGCGTAAATTGCTATTTGTCGCACGTCTGATTTTTATTTCTTTGTTTAAATCTCGTGCTTTAATGTTATAAACTTCACGCACGGCGCGCGATGCTGCCGTTTTTGCTTTTGCAATAACTTTATTTAATGCGGATCGATTTGCATTAATGATTGCTTTGTTTAAATAGCCCATTACTTAACCAATAATTTTTGCGCGAAAAATAAAATTGTGACTAATTGCCCTACAATTGCCGTTACAAGTATCCACACTAATTTTTGTAAATTTTGCCTGAATTGAGTATTGCGCGCGACGTCTTTTGTCAATCCGTTTTCGTAAAGTTTGTAATAAATTTTGTCAACGCGTTTTTCTATTTTTTCAAGTAATTTTATATTCTCCTCAACGCGCGCCAATCTATCATCAAAGTTTGTCATTTGATGTCCTTCTAATACGCGATTTATTCATCATCATCTTTGCGGATTCTAACGTTATTTAATTCAATAGTATTTTCACGATCAATTTTTTTTGCGATATTTTTGGCACGCAATCCAAGCCCGATTCCGATTGATCCCAAAATGGCGAAAATGATATTAATCAACTGCACAACGGTTGATTCGTCAATTGGCACCGTAATGCCCCAAACGCCAAAAATAGCAAATGCGGCACCGGTTAAAATCAAAACGGTTTCTTTAATTTTACTATTCATTTTTTAACTCCCTTTTTTTGGTTTGCAATAATTTGCAAAGTTATTTTAAAAAAAATGTCGCATAAATGCGACAAATTGCCAGGCTATACCTGCCGGTGTGGTGCCTTCCGGTGTGCCATACCGGTTGCCCAGGCTATGCCGGTGCCGGTGCGGTGTGCCATACCGGTTGCCCAGGCTATGCCTGCCGGTCTGGTGCCTTCCGGTGTGCCATACCGGTTGCCCAGGCTATGCCTGCCGGTGTGGTGCCTGCCGGTGTGGTGCCTGCCGGTGTGGTGCCTTCCGGTGCGTCCAGGTGCAAAAAAAAACGCCGGTTTTTCCGGCGTTTCATTCAGAATAAAACCAATTCCTATTTTCCCCAAATACGTCAAGGTGTGTAAAATTTCGATAGTGCCCAACGCCGCCAACGTCCAATTGGTTGCGCGCGTAATATGTAACTTCAAACGGCGAAACGTTGCGCACAATTATATCGGCTGCCATGCCATATAAATGCAAACTATCTTTGCGCCCGCCGATTTTTTTATTGTGTTCAATCGTTCTAAATGCGCTGGTAATATGCACCGGCGCGGCAAAATGCCGGCGGATATTTTCAAGTAATAAAATTAATGCCGGATGTATTAAAATTATCGGATAGCCGTCACGCGATTGAAATTCGTTTAAAGTAAAATGTTCAGCAATGCGCATATCGTTTCCGCATTTTGTTATATCAAATTTTATCACGTCATTTTTGTTTTGATTTTTAAAAATCATTTTTCACCGTTGTGGCGGGTTAGGTTAATTTCCCGGACGGCTTCCTTGAGCTGCTTTGTTAGCAATACAGCTTCTTTGAGTTCGTCCAGGTCGTCACTTTCAAT